GAGCTTCTCAGCTTCCTGAGTAGTGATACCAAAGTCCTCAAGAAAATCAAATTCTGCCATTACTTAATATGCGTTTATGTTCGTTCTCATCTACTATTCTAAAGTAGTTAATCCAAAATAATGATGTCACATAAGGCTGTTGTGTAATTTTTCCCACACTGAGTCCCATTTCTTTTGATAGTCTATGTAAGATAGTGGTCCAAGTGAACCATTCTGAATCTTTAATTCCTGATTCATCTGACTCATCTGCATATTCACTCTCACCATCTGTATCCCTAATATAGCGTTCTTCTGCTTTTTTGAGTAGTGCAAAAAAAAACTAAAGAAGTTTAAAAATTCATCACCAGGGAAATGTTCTTTAAACAAATCATATCTTTTATCATTAGGATTAAGCAATCTACCTCTATCATCCTCTTGACAATATTCCATCCCTTTCTCAAGGTACATGATTGCTAATGCTTGACATGGATCTTGACTAATATCTTCAATCAACTTTAAGTCAATAATCTGCCCAGTAGCAACATGAGAGAAGTTCTTTTCCAACCTGTACTCTTGTCCATTGATAGTAATGAATTCTTTTGGCTCAGTATATTTATAACTACTCAACATCTTAAGCAAGTGATTAGATGCCTCCTGAACACTTGAGATATCAGAGTTCTTAATCTTGTTGATTGACTCACCACTGAATATACTAAGTAACTGACATTGGAAAATTAAAAACTGTGTGATGTCCTCTTCTTTCTGTTCCTTGATAGCATCAGCCATCATTAACCATTTAGTCATTTGCTCTGGGCTACAATCAGCAATGGTTGTTGGTAGTTTAATATCTAGTTGTTTCATACTCTTAATGCCATGTATCTGCCTCGGTTTGTAAACTCTTTCTTACTATGCCATGCTAATGCTGTAGATATAACTCCATCATCATGCAATCCTGATGGTGCAGAATAAGTTACATTCCTTGTGTTTGGATTGTAAATATAGGAATAATTTTCAAGCTCATCTATCAACCATTGTTCATTGATAATTGATATTGACTCCTGTTCAAATGCTACAGCAAGGTCCTCAATAATGATTGGCTTTGTCTTAGAGCTGGTAACAAATGGATGGATTAGATTCTTACACCTGGACTGAAGCATTTCATAGAATACATCACCTTGATTGTTTACCTCCACCAATGTAGTTGCATTATATTGCTTGATGATAGTTGCTACCTTCTCAATGATTTTGCTCCATTCATCATGTCTCCATCTGTGAGCTGTGACCATGTGACCATCTTGATTGAGAATAGTTAATACAGTGTAGTCATCAGCTCTACCAATATCTAATCCTCCATACATCTTAGCTGTCTTATTTGCTAATTTAATGCACTTACTTACATTCTTAAATATACCAGATGCATTATCTATAAACTCAGCCATGTACTCTTGTCTAAATACAAAGTCAGGTAGTGATCTCTTTCTCTCTTCCAGTTCTCTTGGATCAATCATTGGATTGTCATAAGAAGTGAAATGAAAGTAAGCATACCTATCATCATAGTTAGGTTGCATACATAATCTATGAAAGTGATTCTTACCTTTTGGAGTAGAGATAAATATTATCTTCTTACCTTTCACCAGGACAGTTGCACTCAGTACTTCATCCCAAAGCTCAGGTCTAGTAAATGCCATCTCATCTACTACCATGTAATCAAAAGTATTACCTCTAATATTATCTGGTCTTTCACCTGAAAAGAATTCTATGGTAGATCCGAATCCTGTAATCATTAAGTCTGACCTATTGAATGAAAATAATCCACTTGCTGATGTTGCTCTTTCCATTTCTGAGAATACTTTCTTCCCTTGCTTATAGACTGGAGTTACCCAAGCAATTTTACAACCTTTATCATTGATGGCCCAGTATAATAATTGGTTTATTCCCAGCATGGTCTTACCAAACTGTCTACCAATATTCAGAGCATAGTATTTCTCATGGCCATGGTTAATAGCATCATGAATTGTTCTCTGATTATCATGTGGTTTATAACCTTTGACTGTACTCATTCAAAGTCAAACTTCTCTACATTTTTAGTCTCAAGTTGTTGTCTATCATGCATACCAAGTCTATTCTTAGCATAGAATATTCCCTTGCCTTCATTACCAACAATGTCAATGGCTAAGCCTTTAAATAGGTTATCTATTTTTTTAATAGTGTCCGATTTGAGTTTGTCATCAGAGTCCAACCATCTGTAATATGTATCTCTGACAATACTCTGCTCCTTCCTTACAATAGGAATCCAAATTCTAAGGAAATAGTCTATTGTTGGAATATGTCTATCCAATACCATAACAATATCTCCTTTATTAGATATCATTTCTTTTTTGTGGGTAAGACACTCCTCAATATAGATATGAGCAAGTTCCTCCAGATGCATTATAAATTCATCGGAATATGCCATTGTTATTATAATTTATTGTTCGATTAATTACAGTATTTGATATAGAATGTATAAGGTACCACTTTAAGCTTAGCAAGTATCCAGATAACATACTTATATTTTTTAAAGTCATACTTCTCAAAGTTATCTCTGCTACCCATTCTCATGTTCACAAGTCTTAGAATCCTTTCAGCACTTGTTCCAAGTTTTGTGAAATCAAATTCTGACTTTATGCTAAACTTCTCTTTTGCCTCTTCTTTAGTTAGCTTTCCACTTCTTACTTGTGCAGCAAGGTATACAATTCTTTTATCAATATTAAACTTTTCAGGTAGTAGGAATGATCCAACAAACTCAGTGTACACATTCTCACAATGTTTACCACCATAATCTTGCCAGTTTATTAGTCTCTTCATTTCAGACTCCATTGTATCTCTATCAAATCCATAATGAAATGGTCTTACATTCTTAATGCCAATTAAAGCATAGAATAGTTGGTCCTTAAAAGTGAATAATGGATAATTATGTAACTTCAGTCCAGTGTACTTATTGTAAACAGATTGAATATATTTAGCATCCATATAGGTCCATCCCTTTGGGGTTGATCCTTCAGTTCTGAAGTCATGACCATTCAGGATATACTTAATACCATACTTGTAAGCTGTATCATACATTAGCTTTGTCATTGCTATGTCATTTGGAATATCAGCATCAGGAATACCGGCAGCAAGGAATGAATCATTCAATCTGTCATACTCAGCTTTGTTTACGTTGTATGTTATTGAGTCTACATTAAGTTGCTTGACTAATTGAGTCATATTGTGAATAGCTTCTGGAGCATTCCAGTTATTATCGAAGTGAATAACAAGAGGCTTGAGATTCCAATATCTTACAGCTGTATATAGAAGAGTAGATGAGTCAATCCCTCCAGATATTCCCATAATACAATCATAGGTATTATTTTTACCTTTAGTTCTTATCTCTTTGATGATATGCTTAAGCTCATGAGGATTAGCCTGTAATTCAAGCTCATCATGTAGATCACAGTATTCGCATTGTTTTTCTGTTATAACTGTTATTGACTCATCAAATAAACAGCGTGGACATTCTTTCATAGTTAATAAAGTTATGATATAAGTTGCTAATATAGTAATTATCAACATGTCTAGTGGTATATTCTTTCATAATTGATTGACATATATCATCCACTGACCTGTAAGGAATAGATAAAGGTAGGTCACCATTAAAAATAGATTTCCTTCCCATTAATCCCATTTCAATATTTGTGTTAGGACATCCATCGTGAGGGGTTAATCTAAGATTTATAAAGCATTCAGAATATACATCTATTAGTTCTTCTCTTGTAAATGTATCATTAGTAGCTCTAATAATTTGGATGTCAATTCTTTCTTTGATTTCATTGATTAGTGATTCTCCATAGAATTCTGGAGCATTACCAGAATACCAGAATATTTTATTTCCATTAGGCCTTAATGGCCAATTATGTGGTATTACTGCATTGATAGGACACCATATAGCATAGATACCTTTTTTAGATAGAGTCTCTACTACTTGATGACTAACACCAATATTAACTGAGTCCTGTACAAACTTTACGCATTCATCTGGAAGATCTTTAGCATCACTGCCAAACCATACTATTGTGCTTGTACCAATGTGACTAGCTAATAAGAATAAATCATCTTCTCTATACATTCCCATGAATACAGTATCACAGATTGATGCTAGATAAGGAGTTAAATTATACTTCTCAATTAACCCTTTATCTAATCCAGCAAGTGATTCTGAAATGTGTGCTTGCATTATAGTAGTTTTTTAAGTTCTGTGAAATCTTTCTCAAGTATACCAGGTGAACATCTTTCAGACCTAAGTATTCCATCCCAATGATCTTTAAATTTATGCTTGTTGTTCCATTTGTTTGTTGAGATTGAAAGTAGTTGCACTGATTTATCACATTCTAGTATTCCAATTTCTTGTTTAGTTTTTACTGCCTTCAGCCACATGGACCAATCAAGACCAGAATTAAGTCTTTGATCAAATGGAGTATAGTTGATTTTCTCAAGGAATTCTCTATTCAGAAATCTACCAATACCAATAGGCTCATTCTTTCTCATGTGATCCTTATATCCTTTCCAATGAACTAATCTTATTGAATCAGATACATCAGCAAAGTGACATCCAAGCATTCCAATAATTCCAAATTCTTTACTATGCTCTTTGCATCTTTCAATGTATGAGTCACTGCACCAGTCAGATGATCCCATGAAGATTACAGCATCAGCATTATAATTCTTTGAAGCTTGGAATCCTGTGTTCCATTTATTACCTAATGGATCATTATCAATGGATATGAATTCACAATCAAATTCTTTTGCAATTTCTTTTGCTTCATTCTCATGACCTAAAAT